TGTCTAATAGAGTCGCGCAGCCTACCCACGCCGGACAGCTGATATTCACGCAGGCTTATCATTACGGCTCTCCAGATAATCAGATAGCGCCTTCACTGTTTCGTAAGTTGGTCGGCTGGCCGTGTTCATAAACCGATAGATTGTTGCAGGGGCAACCTTGGATCCTTCCGCAACCTTTTGTAGATTGCGATCTTGCAAGGCACTCCTGACCTCGTCAGGGGTCATCATAATTATCACTCCCGTAAAAATATTTGCACCTGAGTTGACAAGATTACACGCCTGCGTTAATGTTTTCAATACCGTTAATTGGAGGGATTATGAAAATTACACCGTATTTAGATTGGGATGGCACCTACCCAGCATTGGTCTCCGGCATGCCAAACGCTGATTACCATCTACACGAAAGCATCAGTAACAGCGGCCTGTCGCTGGTCGCGCGCAGTCCTGCGCACTATTACCATGCGCCGAAACCGAGCAGCTCACGGGCTATGGAGATCGGCACAGCCTTCCACGCTGCCCTGCTCGAGCCTGATCGTTACGCAGCTGAGTACGTCGTTGTCACTGGATGTGATGATCGCCGGGTTAGCGCCTACAAGGATGCCGCGAAGATTTATGGCGGCGACAAAGCACTTACGGAAACTGAAGGGGCAGCGGTCAGTGTGATGGCCGAGTCTATCCGGTCCAACAGCCCGGCGAACAGTCTGCTGACACAAGCAGGCCATGCCGAGCTATCAGCGTTTGTGATTGATCCTGAGACAGGTGTTTACATGCGGTGCCGCTTTGACTGGCTCACTGATGAAGGCGTTTGCATTGACCTTAAAAAGACTCAGGACTGCCGTGAGCTGGCCTTCAGTCGCAGCCTGCACAACTATAATTACCATGTGCAAGCGGCCATGTATTCGCACGTGTATGAACTGGTTTTTGGCAAGCCGTTGCAATCGTTCAAGCTGTTGGCAGTTGAGGAGCAGCCGCCTTGCGCTAACGTGCTGTACGACATTGACCCGCTGGCGCTGCAGTACGGGCACAAGTTGTACCGGAAGGCGTTGGAGTCGTATGCGAAGTCACTCAAAAACAACAGCTGGGAATCATATAGCGGGACAGGCGTAGTAACGCTGCCAGAGTTTGTGCTGGCGGCACTTGATAACAATGATGAGGGCATATACTAAAATGGCAGATATAAGCGCAACACTTGAAGCAAAAAGCGATCAGCTTAACGCAACCGATATCTTCGGGGCAGAGCCAGTGATACGTGTGCGGGATGTTCAATTAAAGGAATCAGCAGAACAGCCCGTCTGGATTTTTTTTGACGGTGACAACAACCGCCCTTGGAAGCCGTCCAAAGGTATGCGCCGCATTTTAGCTGCAGCTTGGGGTCGAGACTCAGACGCATGGATTGGGAAATCAGCTCAGCTGATGTTTGAGCCGTCCGTAATTTATGCTGGAAAAGAAGTCGGTGGCATCCGCGTTAAAGCTTTGTCAGACATTCCAGCAGCTGGCCTGAGCTGCGCGTTAACAATCAGTAAGACTAAGCGCGAGTCGTACCACGTCCCGCTGCTTAAGGTGCAATCTAAAGCGTACCCGGCTGACAAGTTTGAGAGTTCCCTGCCTGCAATGGTAAAGGCAATGGCAGAGGGCAAGATGACTCTGCAGCAGATAGTTGCGCAGTGCCAGAAAACCGGACAACTCACGCCGGAACAACTCGCACAGCTCGAGGCTGCTGCACCTGTTGAAGTGACCCATGATGAAGAAGATGGCGAGGTGTTTTGATGATCAACAGGCTTAGAGCAATATGTGACGAACTCGAAGATATGGCGGCAATAATTATGCAGGGGTCTATTGATCGCAGCATTTTGGAAAACCTTGGCAAGCTTGGTGAAGGTGACCCAGAGTATGCGATGAACAAAGCAGATGAACTGTTTTTTGAGGCTGCATCAGCAGTGATTACCCTAATTGATTTGATTGAAGGAGAATAAAAATGAACGTATTCACATTTACAGGCAACTTGGGCAAGGATTGCAGGAGCGGCAATCAAGGCGGTACTGCAGTGTGCAATTTTACCGTGGCAGTTAAGTCCGGTTATGGCGATAAAGAACAAACGCTGTGGCTTGACTGCGCGCTGTGGGGCAAGCAGGCAGAAAGTAAGTTGCCTCAGTACCTGACTAAGGGCGCGCAGGTAGCGGTTAGTGGCGAACTCAGCACACGTGAGCATGAGGGTAAAACCTACCTAACCTGTCGTGTGTCATCGATCAGCCTGATCGGTGGAAAGCGGGAGGATAGCGCCTCAGCACCATCAACACGTCGCACTAACCCTGCCCCGGCAATGTACGACTTAGACGCAGATATTCCGTTTTAAACTAAGCTGAGGATCGTATATGACCGTCCAAAAAGGTCGCATGGCAACACTGTTTAACCAGTCACCGGTGCGCCGGAACAAGCTCAATGAGCGCCTCAAAGCACCAGTAGCGCCGCTTGAGGACCAGACGCGCCCGGTAACACCGCAGCAGTGGAAGTTTATTCAGGAGCTGGTCGATGGCGACGGGCAGGTGACTCTGACTCAAGCAGCCTTGGCCGCCGGCTACTCGAAAGGGTCTGCGGCGGCTATGGGCTATAACCTGACAAGTGCAAAACTCAATCCCCACATAGTCGCTGCCATTCAGCGATACCGGCAGGACGTTGCTGAGAGGTATGGCACGACGATAGAGCGGCACATGAGGGATCTACAGATCATCCGCGACAAGGCGCTGGAGGCCGGCAATTACAGTGCGGCAGTACAGGCAGAGTACCGCCGTGGTCAGGCGTTGGGAACGATCTACGTCGAGCGCAAAGAGATCCGCCACGGGACCATCGACACCATGAGCGCAGATGAAGTGCGAAAGAAGCTGGAGGAGATCAAGGCGATGTACGGCGACCCCGCGCAGGTAATCGATGTCACGCCCATTGTGGAAGAGATCGCTGAGGATATTGTTGATGAGGAGTACGACGAAGAGTACGACGAAGAGTACGAACCTGATCCGGAGCAGCAGAAATGACCACGACAACTGATATTGACGCCCCCGTAAAAAAGCCAAGAAAGAAACGAGCACTGAGCAGGAAGCCCGGTCCTCGGCTCGGGGTCAACTTCGTAAAGCGTAATGCGACAGCTGTGATTATGCGGCCAGAGCACTACTACATGTTGCGCGAGCTGGCGGACTACTACGAGACGCCGCTCATGCGACTGGCCGGCGCTCTGGTCGTGCGAGAGTACTGCAAAGTGCTGGCGCTGTCAGATCCAGAGCGCGCAGCTGCAATCGCAGAGACGTATGCTGAGGGCGGCATATATTCGGATCGCGTCACAAATCTGTCAGATTAAAGTAAATAAATGTTTTCTTTTGTGCATATAATAAATATAATAATTCCTCTAATAGTCAAAGGAGGTACAGCATGACCGAGATCGTTAAAGACATCCCCATCCCTCGCGGGGAGCGGGCAACCAAGTATCCATTTGCCGACATGGAGGTCGGAGAGTCTGTGGCCTATCCGGGCGAGGCGCTCAATGGCCGAGCCTACCGTGCAGCCAAGTCTTGTGGCGACCGCCACAACAAAAAGTTTATCGCGCGCCGTGAAGGTGACGGCATCCGAATTTGGAGGCAGGTATGAGAGTCCTTCTAATTTTGTTTGCGTTGGCTGCCTGCCAGCCGTCAACTGATCAAGACCTAGACGCAGCAGTGCTCAAGCATCACTGCGAGATGGTCGCGCTGTGGACATCCTCTGCCGGCGAACTGGGCTGGCCTGACTACAACAACCGGGCGCATTTATGCTTGCAGGAGAAGAGCAATGACTATCAGCGATAAGCAAATACGGATGGTGATCCTAAAAATAGTTCGTACTGTGGACGAGTATATGGACAACCACGACGGCCAGAAGGAGCCGGAGAAATTGGCTGTCGTTATGAGCGCGATGACAAGAATAATTGCGTCATTAGCTGCGCATATAGGTGTGCCGTCAGAGATGGTGACTGATGCGATTAAGGCGCAGATGCAGGCAGAGCTTGAATCCGGGGAAAATAAAGATGAGCTTCACTAGGGCGCAAGCGCGTTACGACGCCATGCTCCCAGAAGAAGATCCGGAGGAGCATGAGTATTCGGGCGATGTCGTTGTCGGCGACACCCTGTTCACGTACCTACACGGTCGGATCGTTAGCGTGATGATCGACGAGGACGGCACAGAAGTCCCCTACGCGAAGTGGCAGGGCAGCGATGAGCTGGTGCGCGAAGCCGACGTCGAGGCCACCGAGCTGTGGAGCGCGGAGCTGGAGGAGATGCAGAATGACTACTAAGTGGATCGAATGCCAATACGACGATGAAGGGGAGATAAGCAACCCTGATTTCGTCAATGCCCCGGACGACTCGTTCTGGTGGATCGATAAGCGCAACAGACTGCACACGGTACTCATGAAGTCCTCCATCTGGTTCCGCCCTGATCGCATCGCGCGCGTGGAGCATCCAGATGACTGACAGCGCATCCGCCCACTGCAAGCGCGTGGGCATCCGGGCAAAGGCTCTGGCGCGGCATCACGGCGTCAGCGCCGGGACAGTGAGCTACTGGTACCGTGCAAACAGAGAAAAATTTGATCGCAAATTGGCAGAAGCGGCAGTGGCTGCGAGGGGGAAGTGATGAGCGAAATAGAGTGCTCATACCGTGCAGGAAATGTCGCTGTAACGAAGTACGCAGGGCAAAGCGCCAACCCCAGAGCTGATATAGAAAACGCAATCAGGTTCCTACAAGCCCTGCTCAAGATGGAGAACAATCATGAGAAATGACGACAAGATTATGGGTTCGATCCTTGTGCTGGTGCTGTGCATCGTCGCAGTTGTTTGGATCATGCAGCAGCGGGAGATAGCCGAGGTACGCCACGCGATGGAAGCATCATACGGCGAAGAGCCGAAGCCTCAGGGGCATGGGCGATGAGCAAGCGCATTATAAGGGATGAGCGCGGGTTAGAGATTGACGAGCATCAAATTGCCGATCAGCTACGTAGGTGCGGCCTGAATCAGCAGGCGTTCTATTCAGCCACTGCCTGCTTAACTGACAGCGATGTAATGCACTTTCTCTCTATCTACGAACCAGCCAAGATGTGGTACGAAAGAGACAGGGTAGAGCAGCCAGAGGGGCACGGGCGATGAAACACAACCAACATTACATAACTTATTTGCTGCACCGCATTGAGTGCAGGAGGGCGAGATGATCGAAATCATAGGAGGAATACTTTTTGTAATTTTGTGGTTTATTGCGGCGGGTAAAAGCGTGATTTGGTTTGCAGAAAACGGGTCGGGTGACTTACGCGCATGGGTATACGGAGGTGTTGCCGTTGTGATGTTGGCGTTGGTTATAAATGGATTGGCTGAGTACGAACAAGAAAACCCGTGCGTGGAGTACGAGTCCCGACTTACATACAACGCAGCTACAAAAACAATGATGCCTATGCGAGTCTGTGTACTCAGGGGCGAGTGGGTAACTGAGGGAGGTGAGTGAGATGGAAAAAACAGACCCGAT